TTTAAACAAGGAACTGCAGATGTAATACCTGCACTTAAATCGTATTACAATATTGATTTTAATGTTCCCCTTGACACGGATCTTAAAATAGGTTACAATTGGCTTGATATGAAGGAGATAATATGAAAAAAATGATTGAAGCACTAGAGACTCTAGATGAGTATGATGACTCAGATTATTCTGCTTATCTAGAATATACAGAGTTAAAAAATAGATGTATGGTAGAACCCTCTACCATGTATATAGATGAAAACCATGAGTTTCTTAGTACGTTTAAATATTTTGCACACTCAGATGGTTTAGAAATAAAAGTAATAAAAGGAGATACAAAAATATGTTAGAAAGTGTATTATTTATAATGTCAATAATATATGTTTTTTATTTCATAATAAAAGTATTATATAATATAACAAAATAATGCTTGACTTTTTTATAAAAGTGTGGTATAAGACAACAAATAAATGGAGGACAAATGTCTGATAATAACTTAGTAAATATAAAAGGAATGTCTGATGAACAAATCATGCAGGCAATAGGTCAAGACGATGGATCTAATTTAGGAAATAATATACCTAGGTTAGCAATCAATCGTTCACCTGAAGATGACGATGGTAATCAATTACCAGTTGGTCATTTTTTTACTTATGATTCAAATATTGGTCAAAATGTTTTTGGTAAACCAGTTACATTTAGGCCATTCATAAGTGCAATGCAGTATATGCATTACGATGCGGAAAAGGGGGAGTACATAAATAGATCTATTATATTTAAAAGCTGGAAAGAAGAAGCTATAGATATTTTAGGTGGTACTAAATGTGGTAAGATACCTTTCAAAGAAAGATCTAGTCTTACACCCGAGCAGTTAGAGCAGCAAAGAACTATACGTTGTTATAAACTTGTGTATGGATTATTATCTTTTAAAGATGGTAAAACTGCAAAAGGAGATAGTCATATTGTAGAGAACTTACCTGTTCTATATAGAGTTACTGGAACTGCTTTTTCACCTGTAACTTCTGCTTTAGATCAATTGAAAAAAAGAAAAAAACTTATGTTTAATTGTACTTTTTCTCTTGATACTAAAAGACAGAAAAAAGGTGGTAATGTTTTTTATATACCTGAGATAGGAGTAAATTCAGATGCTAATTTACAATTATCTGATGATGATGTAGAAACTTTAAAAGTTTTTCAGGAGTCTATAGATACTGAAAATGCAGAAGTTGTTGAGTTATACAATTCTGCAAAAACTAAAAAACCAAATGGTTCAGATGGGGTAGATGCTAAAGTCATTGAAGATTTAGATGATGAACTTCCTGAACAAGTCTTAGCCAAGTAATGTATAGACTAACTACTAGACACTTATGGAATTAAAAACTATTATAAATAAAGACTTTAAACATAGTTTTAGTTCTATTAATAAGTTTAAACATAATCCTAGTGAATGGCTGGTGCACTATGGATTAGGCTTAAGAGTGGCTAGTAGTCCAGCTATGGTTAGGGGTACTCTTGCAGAGTTTGGTGCATACTATAAAATTAAAAAAGGTATGCAACAAAAAGATGATAAACATTTTGAAAAACTTATTAAACATAAATTTAAAAAAAATAAATTTTTTGATGATAATAATGAGATAAGTAATGCTATTGATATAGCAAAAAAATTTGAAGAAAAATTATATGAGAGACAATTAAGAAATATAGTTAGTTATCAAAAAGAAAAAGTTAAAAGTATTGATGGTCTTAAATATCCTGTAAGATTATTTACAGATTTTGAATATGACAATCTTATTGTAGATCTTAAATCTACTTTGCGAATGCCTACTAAACCTAAGATAGATCATATAAGACAGCAGGCACTATATTCTGTATTACATAATAAACCTATATCATTACTTTATGCCACACCTAAAAAAACAATGTGGTATGATCTTACAAAAGAAGATGTAAAAGAAGGATATGCAGAACTAATTAGTGATTTTAAATCACTAGAAAATTATATTAAAATGTGTGATAATAGTTTAGAAAATGCTATAAAAATAACACCATTAAATACTGATCCCAGCCCTTTTTACTGGGATAGTAATATAAAACAAGCTGCAATAAAAATTTGGAGAAATATAAGTAAATGATATTACAGACTTCCTTGTTGGGGAGACGAGTTCGGTGGAGATTAGTTAGAGGGGTCTAATCTCTACTGGCTCTTATGATGCTATACTTTGTGTTATTTAAAAATAAAAAGGATAAAGATTATAAAATGTTTAGTAATACTATATTTAGTGATGAGAAAGAAGCTGAATACTTTGGTAAATCAAGTATGCGTAGACAACAAGAGCATAAAGTTGTAGAATATAATAAAGAAAACTATAATAAATATTGGAACAATGACAAAAAAAATAACAAATAAAGCATTCTTAAATGCTATAAAAGTATTAGTAACACCTTGGGAAAAAGGTTTTAGCTGTGGTATAGTTATGGATAGTAAAAATATAATGACTACAGAAGAATATGAATTATGTTCTACGATAGCAAGAGGCATGATAAAGATGGCAACTACTGATCCCCATTCTACGTTTCTATGGGGTCTTCGTGGATTTGCTGATGATAAAAAACAAAACAAGGAAGATCTTGCTATTAATTCTATTGCAGAATTTGATAGTGAAGATAATGTAATTGACTTCCTTGAATTTTTAAAACAGAAACGTGATAAGGAGTTAAACTAATGGCAACGCACTTAGTTATAGGTGACCCTCATTGTACACCTAAAGCAAACAATGATAGATTTTTATGGGCAGGAAAATTTGCTCGAGATCTAAAACCTAATACAATTATTTGTATGGGAGACTTTTCAAGTATGGATTCATTATCTAGTTATGATAAGGGTAAAAAATCCTTTGAAGGTAGAAGATATAAAAAAGACATAGAACATGCTCATGATGCATTAAGTAAATTTAACAAAGGTCTCAATGGTAGACGACCAAGAAAAATCATGCTACTTGGTAATCACGAAGATAGGATAGATAGAATAGTAGATGAAACACCCGAACTTGATGGCACAATTAGTACTAATGATTTTGAATTTGAAAAATATGGTTGGGAGGTTTATCCATACCAAGAACCTGTTGTGGTCGATGGTGTACACTATTGCCATAATTTCCCTAACGGTGTTATGGGTAAGCCTATTAGTGGGGACAATATTGCTCGTGCTCTCTTACTAAAAAATAAAGTATCTTCAACTGTTGGGCATATACACACGTTTGATTATTCTATGTGCACAACACCAACTGGTAAAAAAGTTATAGGATTATCTGCTGGATGTTACTTGCATCATAAAGAAAATTATGCTAGAGCTACACAGAGAATGTGGTGGACAGGTTTAATTGTAAAACGAAATGTTAAGAATGGTGAGTATGATTTAGAAACTATTCAATATAATTCAATAAAGAGGAAATATGGTAGACGATAAAGTACATTCACCTTCTCATTATAAACATGGTAAAAAAGAAACTATAGAAGTTATACAAGATTGTATGACAAGCGATGAATACCATGGGTACTTGAAAGGGAATGTTTTGAAGTATGTAGCTAGATATAAATTTAAGGGTGAACCTTTACAAGATCTAGAAAAAGCTAATTGGTATTTAGGAAGATTAATAATGGAGGTAAAAACAAATGAGTCACGGTGAAAAAATGTCTTTGTATGGTAAGATTATAGCACTACAAGAAGTTATGATACATACACAGAATGAAATAAATAAATTAAATAAACAATTACAGGAGGCAGAAAATGGGAGCAGTGAAGCAAGCAATAATAGAAGTAGATGATGCAGTGTGTGGGTGTCTTAATGCAGGTAGAACATTAAACCAAACAATAAGAGATCTAAGAGCAGAGTTTAATAAAAGAGGCAAATACAATCCGTATTTATTAGATGAAGATTTAATAGAAGATAAATACTATCAATTTAGAGGTGTGGAATGAGAGATAATTTTATAAAAGCTATGATAAAAAAATATCAAGCAGAGATAGATATAGCAAAAGCTACATTAGATGTATATCTAGATAAACCTGTAGGTATAGGAGAACATCCACAATTTGCTACTGAAATAGATAAACAATTAGAAATTATAGGATGTGCTACAGATAAACTAAGAGTTATTGAAAAACATTATCCTAGTGATGATGACATACCATTTTAATAGGAGGATAGATGGAAAAGAAAGAAGAGCAAACACAACAAAAAACTACCCCTAGAACTTATACTATAAGTTCTGAACAACTTATGGATATAATGAGATACTTGATGACTAGACCTTATGGTGAAGTTGTTAAACTTATGAATAGTTTAGCAGGACTAACTCCTGTATCAGGAGGAAATGAAGAT